TTTAGGTTGATTCTCATTTGTAGGTTTACTTTCTGTTATTAGGCGGTTGCGCGGGAAACAGCACCGCTGATAGGCCAAGTGACGTTAGCCACAGCTAAATCGCCGACAGCACCGCTGACGGGCGTTAAATTTGAAATATTAGCAACGAACGAGTAGCTAGGGTTCGATGCCGATACAACAGTTCCCGCTGGCTTTACGGTAACAGTAGCCTGAGTGCCGAACAGCGCCCAAAGGCCTGCGTCAATCGCTGCTGCTGCGTAGTCCTGGTGGAAGGAAACGGTGAAGGTTCCCTGCTTTAGACCGGATACCTCGGTGCGCCATGCGCTGCCGAAGGCGGTTGTTTCTACTGAGTCGGCGGAAACTGAAATCTCCACCTGGTTGATGTTCGCCGAGTAGTCGGTTCCGCCAATGGTGGTAACGACATCGGTGAGAACTAGCTTTGCCATGTTTTCTCCTAGTTAGCTTGCAAGCACTCTAACGGCGAACTCCGCCGCTAGATAGGTTGTGTCGTTTACGAGAACTGATCCGTAAGACGACATTTCTGTTACCACAGTATCGAACGCGTTTCCACCGAGGTTACGATTAGATTCTATCGCACGCTTGACAGAACTAGCCGAATCGCTGTTGCAGTAAGCATCTAGTTTGCGCTGTGCGGTTCTATCATCCTGACGACCAACAAGCACCTGAACGGCAAAGGTGTATTCGGTCATGCCATTACGGAAGTCTTGGTGATACTCAGCGCGCACTAGCTGAACGATTGCCATTGGCGGGTTCGGGTTGTCTGGAATGTCAACCGAAGTCCTAAGCCCTGGGATAGTCGCTAGGTTTGTTGCAAGCCCCTGCCTGATTAGCTGAATGTCAGCCATTAGCCAACTCGAATCCTGCGCCAAGCATCTACTAGCTCGGACACCTGTGGATCAAGGCGAACGCCTACACGCATTGCGCCATACTCTCCCGAGATAACGCCAAGCGGTGAATCCTTGCGCTTGTAAAGCTTTGCCGCCTGAAGGATAGTTGCGAAGTTCACCTCGTCTGGAACTGCGTTGAAACCGAACACGCCCGCGACTTGAACGGTAGCTTCTCCGCCGAGATTGCTAAAGGTGAAGTTACCGATAGCCCTGATGCGTGTGTAAGGGGTTGGCATACCGTCAACAACGCCGTTCAATGGCTCTAGCTGATAGTCGGCGGAAGTCCAAGTAACGTCAAAGGTCTGAGTGTCGTCGTCTGTGGTCTTGAGCGAAGTCAAAGAAACTAGGTCGTCAATGTCGGTGACGAAAGAATCGCGCGGTGAGTAAAGTCTGGTCGCGGTCACTTTGTAAAAGTTGCGAGCGCAGTAGCGGTCAATGGCGCGAGAAGCTGAGTTGATAGCACTCTCTAAGATTGTGTCGTCAATGTTGTCTGTGATGCCAAGACTTGCCTTTAGCTCGTTCAGCGAGCAATAGGGATTTGTGAGGGCCATTAGAACTCCTTTGTTTCTATTCTATCGCTAGAGCAGCTTTTGACTCCAAGTTGCCGGTGTGCGCTCGTTCTGAATCTCTATCGGCAAGTGATACTCGAAGTCTTTAGGGCCACGCTCTGCGATGTATTGAACAAGCTCTGACAGCCCTTGAGTGAGGGTTGTGCCTGTTTGGTAGCCGAGAAGCTTTCGTGCCTTCTCAGACGAACACAGCGCAATCTTTACTTCTTGCGGTCTGCCTGTCATGTAGATAGGTGCTAGGTCAAAGCCGATGATGTTTGCTAGGTCAATCGCTAGGTCGTTGATCGTGATTGGTTCTTCATCTGGCCCGACGTTGATTACTTCTTTGTTTGCCTCTTTCGCAAAGCAAGCCGTATAAAGCGGCTCGACAACATCTTGCACGAAGCTAAAGCAACGCTGCTGGGAGCCGTCACCGTAGATAACAGGCTGAAGCCCGCGCAACATTCTGTTGGTCATAATGCTGGCAACGTTTCGGAACGGGTCGTCATACTTCTGGCGTGGCCCGATGATGTTGTGTGGAACAAGAATCACCCAGTCAAGCCCCTGAGTGTCGCAGATGTTCTGAACGAGTTTCTCGCTCGCGACCTTTGCAATGCCGTAAGGGTCTTGAGGTTTGGTTTCCATGTCCTCTGTGAACAGCGTTCCGTTGTGGTCGCCGTAACGAGCCATTGAGGACAGATAGACGAACTTCTTTGTCCCTGCCTTCACAGACGCAACCAGAGCGTTTGTAGTGGCCTGAACAGTGTTGGCGACAACCAAGCTAGGGGAGAACACCGAAAGCCCTTCGTAAGCGGTGCAAGCGGCGTGAATGAATAGCTCTGCGCCCTGCGTTGCTTCGGTGAGTTCGTCAAGCTCTGACACTAGGTCAAGCTCGCGGAAGTCTACGCCTTCGGGAACGTTGTCGTAATACCCGCCTAGCAGGTTATCTATGCCGACTACTTCCCAGCCTTCAGCTAAGAACTTGTCTGCTAGGTGCGAGCCTAGAAAGCCTGCAACCCCTGTAATGACTACTTTGCCCAATAGTTATTCCTTCTGCGATCTAGTGACCAGTCCCAACGGCCTTCGGTCTTTGCGTTGTAATAGTTCTGGTTGTCAATGAATGTTCGGCTGTTCTCGCGGTGGTAGTCGCTGTCGCTGTTGATAGTGGAACTGTTGTCGTGGTCAACTGGGCAGACAATGTAATCCATAGCGATTCCAGCTTCGCTTGCGCGCTTCATGAAGTCGTTGTCCTCAAAGTAGATAGGAAACAGGTTCTCGTCAAACAGTCCAATGCGCCTAATGACTTCCTCGCCAATTGCGAAGGTCTGCCAGTAAGGGAACTGGTTGTTTAGCGTGATTCGGTCTGGCTTAGCCCGTGAGAGCTTCTCTAGCGCTCCTGAGTGGTAGACAGTATCAGCCGAACCAAAGAACCAAACAGGCTCAAACGGTAGCAACTTGATTCCTAGATTCCAGCTTCCCGCTACGCCTTGATTGGTTGGCATAGATAGAACACGAAGGTTCACGAACTCAGGGTATTCCAAATGCTCCAGCGCGTCACCGTTGTCAATAACTAGCAGGTCAAGCGGATGGTCAATGGAATCAACCATGCGCTGAAGTAGGTCGTAGCGGTTTAGAACCGGAACAATCAGTTTCACAGATTAGCTTTCAGAAACGGAACCCAATACTTTTTCCAAACCTTGTCAGCGTCAAACTGACTAGCAAAAGTGACTGATGCCTCTGAGTGACCGCGATTCTCGCTTGCACCCTTGAGCGCTGCAACTAGGTCAGGGATAAGCGGGATTCTAAAGAACGAACTCTGCGCCTCATCCCAGAACGGTTGCCCATTTACTAGGAAACTATCCTCACCCAGTAGGTCAGGGGTTGCCGCCCAGTCGCTTCCGATAACGCGAGTTCCACACGCCTGCGCCTCGATAGCTGGAACGCCGAAGCCCTCGCCATAGCTTGCGTGAAGTAGCACGTCAAACGATGAGTAGATTCCCGCCATTTCCTCGGAGCTGTATCCGTAGCGAAGTTTCACAGGATCAGGGAACAGAACAGCGTCAAGCGGTAGACCGACTGCCTTCATTAGCGTAGATAGGTCGAACCCGCCGAACACGCGTGAAGGCTCTGTGTGAATGTATAGGTAGCTGTTGGGGTTCTCTTTGCGGTAGAGGGCAAAGGCAAGAATGTTCTCTGCGAAAGCCTTTCGGTGAATTGAACCGTTGGCTTTGTTTGCAGCTACCATGCCAACCAAGAAGGCATCCTCTGGAACGCCCATGTATTCCCTTAGCCCGATGCCGTTGATGTTGTCTGTCGGTCTGTAGACCTTTGTGTCAATGGCGTGAGGGATGTAGGTAGCGTCAATGCCTAGCTTCTCAAACTGAGCCTGTCCAAACGGTGACATTGAGATTGTTTTTACGTTCTCGCGCTTAGCCCAAGCCAAGACCTTTGGCGGAACCGTGACGTGATCAACAGGTGTCCAGCTCCAAAACTTTAGGCCGTCAATGTTTGGCACGTCGTTGTAAACCCAAGCGTCATACAAGGTGAGGATGGCGTTAGGTATCTCGCGCCCTGCTAGGAAGTTGCTGTTATGCAGGTTTAGAACGTCACCTGAGTAAAGTGTGTATCCGCGCGGGTAATGCTTGATAGCGCCGTGTGGCGTGTCAATGCTAGAGATAGCG